TTGGATAGCGCCGAAGTTCAGTGGCTTGGTCTGCAGGAACGGCTTGCTCCTCCACACGTAGACAAGCTGTTGTGTTATGTCACCGTCCCACTCATTCACCAAATCCGCCATTGCGCCGTTGGATATGCTTATCAGCGTCTGGCCAGTCAGCTCGTCAGGATCCACCGACAGCACGTTCTTCGACCGCAGCTCTGTCCAACCCGTAACCGGGTCATCGAAGCCAACAGTGAAGCCCAAGCTCTGGCCTGAAGCCTCGCCATAAAACGCAAGGTACCGATCTTGGTAGATCGACGCCTGAATTGTTTCCGGTGAAAACCGCGCCAACCACTCGTCCTTAGTCACCCACTGGCGAGACACGATCGTGCCCGTGTTCGCGCTGCCATCGATCAGCACTAGGCCATCGGTACTGGCGTACATCACGCCTGCCACCGTGTTTACGATCGAGCGCTTCGACAGGCACGGCTGAATCGATTCCATCTTCATCAGGTACATCGCATCAGGCGATGGACCGACGAGCAGGTAGGGCCTGCCCTCGGTTAGCACCGCAATCGTGTTGCCAAAGGTGCCAAGACCAACGATGTCATCCTCGACAGCGTAGGAGTAATCCTCTGGCCACGCATGCGGTTGGTACGGCACGCTCAGGCGCACCGTGCGACCGACGAAGCCAGCCAAGTAGCCACCTGCGACACCGACCAGTCCCAGCAAGCCATCCACGCCCACCGAAGGCTGCGGAGGCGGTGCCCAGCCAAGCGACTCCAGCGGCGGGTTATCACCCAGATCCGACGCCAACACGTCATCCACGTAGCTCGCCGGGATCGTCGCCAGAGTCCACTCTTTCACCAGACGGTAGTCGACACCGAACAGCGTGGTGATCGTCCGGTAGAGCCGCAGGTGCGATATGTTTGGGTACGCAGCCTCGTGCAGCTCTAGCGTGTCAAGCCCAGTGATTGTCCACGTACCATCTGCGTTGCCGCTCTCCGTTACCGTTTCACTTGGACCGCTCTCTTCACCATAGTTAGTCACTACCGTGGTGAGATACACGCGCGTCGTTGCCGTCGCTGCAGTGCCACCCGTAGCAGTAACAGTGAAAGGATCCTCTGGTGGGTCTATGTCTCCTTCCGGTGCCGGCACGCCCAGCTTGAACGGAGGCTGCATAGCATCAATGCGAGTGCCCGTAGTGATGAAAGCACCATTAGCGTTCGTGTAGTACAGGCGACCCAATGTCTCGTTGAGCAGCGGTGCCTTCACCACGTCCGTGTCGACGTTGAACGCGAGGTAGCGCTCCAGACCAAGGTGCCGGTAGTGGTACACCGTCCTCGTTGTGCCCGGCGCAGTGGCAAGCGTGTCCAGCACTAGCATCCGGTTCCATGAGCGCAGCTCGCCAGAAAACAGCTTCGCATTCAGTGCATCCTGCGCAGCGTTATCCGGCAAACCACGCGTAGCCAGCCGTGGGATGATGCCGCCGAACATGGACACGCGGATGGCAGCGCCCATGACTCAAGCCTCGGGAACGGCTTCGGCAGCGGCGGCGGCCGGTGGTTCCGGGCGCATCGGCGACACCGACGCAACGGGACCGCTGGTGATCGCGTTGTGCAGCATGTGCAGCGCGTTTGTGAGATTCACGAACGCCGGCACCTCGATGCCTTTCAGGTCGACGCGCTTCAGGAACTCAAGATTGGTTTCGATCAATTCACGGGTAAGCATGGTTGCACCTCAAGGTCTAGAGCCGCTTCGAGGCGGCGGAGCCGGGCAGCGATGCCCGGGATTGTTGCTAGTGCAAGACCCGCCTTGTCGAGCGACAGGTAGCCATTCGGACTCTTGGCCACAAACTCAGGCGCGTACTCCTGCACTTCCTGCGCCACCGGGCCACGCCCGGCCGCATCAGAGCCTTTCCAGATCCAGCTCCACAACTGGATCTGATCCGCAAGGTCTTCGCGGAACTGCAGCCTGCCTAGGCTGTCCTTCAACTCCCGATCGGAGGTAGCTTGGAAATCGATGGCGGTGAACAAACCAGCCGCATTGATTGCTGCTTCGTTGGTGGCAACAGCATTGCCCTTCGGGCGGAAATAAATAGCACCATCACCAGTAGGCGAGAGGATAAGGACCGGCGTGCTGGACAGCACATTCTGATTCACGATCATACTAGCAACCGTGACGTTACCACTGAAGTTTCCAGTAGTGCCCGACAGCGGAACACCAACGCCAAAGCCAGCAGAGCTAAGCTGCATAGCCGCTGAGCGCGCCGCACCAACATACCAAGTGTGAGAGCCAGACGCGCCGGTCGCAGAGAACGCCAATCCACCGTTGGCATTGGAGTTCTCAATGAAGAACTTGCCAGTGAACTGAGCAATGCCGTTGTACAACGGGGAAGCATCGGCAAGGCTGGTGCCAAGGCTGGTGCCGGACTGGAGCTTGAACCCAAACGACGATCCAACGCCATCAGCAGTGTTGATAAAAGGCATCTGCCGCCCAGCAGACGCAAACGCACCAGTGATGGAGAGCGGAACTACATCCGCGCCCATCGCAAGTATTACAGCGCCAGTAAACGTGTCGCCTGTTTTGTTCGCCTTCAGCGCCACGTCCGCGTCGAGCGCCACCAAATCTGGGATCACCGCGATGTCCAGCTTACCGCCAACCAACAACGGGATGTTTACCGGGATCTGCGCTTGCGTCAGGTGCGTCGTCGAGTCGAGCGTGGCAAGGCCGCTGGCCTGAGCAAAAACGGTGCGGTAGTCCAGCTCTTGCAGCATCACTGCTACAAGGCGCATCTCCATGACCGAGCCTGCGCTGAAGGAAGTCGGCGTAGTACCGTCCTGAGCGCGCGTCACTGTCAGCGTGTCGCCTGTTCTGGCTGTTACTTTTACAATCTCCACCACGCCCGTCGTGGCATGCACGATGGTGGCGTAGTAGTAATTGCCGAACGTAGGCGCGGGGAACGCCGCACCCTGTCCAGCCTGCAGGTGAACCAACGTCTCTGAAGAGCCGAGAGTTACATCAAGCAAGCCGGCAACGTTATTGGCATAAATCGGACCGGCCATGGCTATGCTCCAAACTTTCGAGCAGCGATGAATGTGCTCTGGTTGGGTTGGCCGCCATCGCGCAGCGAACCGCGCAACGTACGGATCTCGCCCGCGAATATGCGCCCGGCCTGTGCCGCCGCCTGTTGCTGGGTCCACGGCTTACCGGGCATGCCGTACATCAATGCCAACACGCCAGCACAAATCGCTTCAGCGTGATGACGCAATATGTAGTCAGGGAAATGCGTGCTGGTCTGCAGCAACGTCACGACACCTTCCGCGCGCAACGAGTACACGTCGTTGGGTGCTGGATGTATCGTCAAGTAGTCGAGCGCGGTGGTGTACCAGCCTTCCGGCCTGCCCGGGTCGCGAATGACGCGACGCTCCTCCGGCACGGGTGGCAGCTGGCGGTACTGGTCGTTCTCCAGCAGCCACACACCGATGATCGACGATACCTCGCCATTTGACGGAATCAGGTGGTACGTCGGTGCCTGTGCTGCGGCCGTGTCCCACTCGAAAATCTCACGATTGATGGTGGTCCGCCGCATGAACTCGCGCAGGGCCTTGCGGATCTGCGCGTCGATCAGCGGCGTCTCGGCACCGGGCAGGTACGGAAGCACCTGATCGTACAAGTCACTGAAAGGCACGAGCACTGGGACTGCCATGGCTACATCCCCGATACGAGTTTCTTGGTGTAGGACTCCTTCAGTGTCATAGCGCGGCCGTCTACGGCGAACTCGTCGTCGCGCAGCTCAGCGTTGCCGGCAATGAAGTAGCACGCGCCATTGAACAACTGGGAAGGAAGCGGGAACGGATCACCCAGTGCGACCGTATCTACCATCGAAGCGTACTGCCCTATGAATAGATCCGGTCGAACCGAGCGCGCCTGATCAATGGCGTCGATCATGTAGCCCAGCAGTTCCTCCACTGGATACCGCGTGCCGCTAGTTCCCGGCGGCGATCCGGTTGGCGGATCGTCCTGCAGCAGCTCTTGCACGCGGAGAATGGCATCTAGGACAGTGCGGGCCATGGGTCACCTCACATCGACCGCGACATCACGGGAGCCGGGGCCGGCGGAATGTTGACGACTGGATCCTCTTCCGCCAACTCGATCGTGTGCGGCAGGGCGGCGGCGGGCGGAGCGTCCGTCTCATCTGCGGACAAGTCGATCGCCTCGATCTTGATCGTATCGATGCCTGCCTTGTACTTGGCAACTTCGTCGCGCGACGCGGGACGCCAGTCTTCAGGATGCTCGTCTTCCCAGCCAGACGGCGAACTCATGGCGGGGTAAATCACATGGTTACTCAAGCTCACGTAGTGCGTGTGCTTAGCTGGTTGCGGTGCCTGTACGGTTCTCTGTCCAGTGGCCATGGTCGTCTCCTAGAAAAATCCCTGCCAGCGGCTTGCTGGCAGGGAATAGGCTACCACGCATGCGGTTCAGCCCTTGACTACCACGCCTTCAGCCATCTGCTCCGGATAAAACACCTTCCGGCCATAGACCATCAGGCCGCGCATCAGATCGCCGAAGGTGGACTCGGCACGCAGGCTTTCGGTCTTGGTGAGCTGGGTCGCGAACGACAGCGCTTTCGGGTGGATCGCGAACACGTAGTGCGCAGCACCAGTCTTGGGCAGCAGGTTCGAGACATACAGCTCGAAGCGATCGATCATGCCAATGCGGCCGTTGCGGGCGATTGATACGCTGTCGCCGGTCAGGCTCGCATCTTTCAGATCGGACTTCTTGATCTGGCCTGCCATCCACGCCGGGATCACCAGCTTGCGGCCAGTCTCCGGAACGTTCGTCTCGTCGAGCACCGTGCCCATATCGATGATGTAATCAATGACGGTGGTCTTCGAGATCGTGACCGGGGTACCGGCGATGCCGAGGTTGATGTTCGCCGACAGCTTGCCAGCAGTGGCACCGCGATTGGTAACGGCGGTGGCCTTGCCGACGAGGTACGCCAGCACGTCAGTGTCAACGACGATCTTCAACCGCTCCGAGGCGTTCTCAGCCCACTTCGGCAGCATGTTGAGCAGCGCCTGCACGTTGGCAACGTCATCGAGCTGGAACGCCCAATACTTGCCTTGGTCGATCAGCATTGTCTCGATGATTGCCGCCGGGCGCTCGTACACGAGATTGTCGCCCATGCGGTAGTTGTTGATCGTGATGTCGGGGATGCCGTTTACGATAATGGTATCGCCCATGTTCTTGATCTCGCCCTCGTAGTCCGTGTTCGAGATCGCGGTCAGGACTGTTGCGTCGTAAAAACGCTCCAGCAGTTTCTTCGACCACAGCTGCGGAATGAGCTTCCCAGAGTAGTCGGGGTGTGCCGGCGGGGTGGGGCCGGGGGTTAGCGGAAAAACGGCCATGGCAGGACTCCTAGTCGGTCAGTCACGTTAGGGAAACTCGGCCTTCGAGCATGGCTTGGTGGTACTGCTTCTCCAAGCGATCGAAGTCCACTTGTGACATCCGTCCCTTCACCTTGTCGTCGTACAACTTGTCGATGTCGGCTTGAGTCCAGATCGGACCTTGGCCGGGCGTTGACGGTGGGGCTGCGGGGGCGGTGGTTGCCGGTGCGGCCAGCTCGTGGGGGTCAATCCGACCCGACGGCTTCGGCGGCGTAGGAGTGGACGGTGCCGGCGCGGCCGGGGAATCCACTACGAGTTCCGGTTTGTACACTCTGAAGATCTCTACAACTCGGCCTACATCTCGCTGCTGGTGGGCGTGAGCGAGGAGGTTGTAGTACGTCTCGCCAGAGAGCTTATCCTGATTTTTCAGCCAGTCAACAAACTCCCGGGTGTCGTTCACCTTCTCCCAGTCGGGGATCTTGCCGTCGAGGGCGCTGAAATAGCGCTCGTCCGCCGTTTGAGTGGCGAACTGCTGCGCAGTCTCGGCCTGCTTGGAAGCCGTGCCCAGCCGCGTTTCGAGAGCGTTGATGCGCAAAGCCATGCGCTCGAACGGGCCGCCCAGCTCCTGTCGAATCACCCGCTGGATCAGGCCGATCAGATCCTCGCCGTACTCCTCTTGGTCTTTCTCGGTAACGAACTTCGGAGCTTCCGGCGGGGTCGCGGCAGGAGCACCGGGGCGATTGGCTTGCAGCTCCACGATTGAGCGCTGCATCTCGCGCATCTGGTCGGCCTGCGCTTGCAGTCGTCCATTCTGGGCGGAGATGAAGTCGCGCGATCGCCGCAGCTCTTCGGCAAGATCCACTGGTACGGCGGAAGGAGCCGGCGGCGCTGGAGCAGGTGGCACACCGCCGCCTTCGACGAGGCTCAGTGCGGGGGAAGCGGGTTCAGCAGCGGCAGCGGCAGCGGCAAGCTCGGCAAGTTGTGCATCGGCTTGAGCAGCTTCAGCCGCCACACGGGCGGGGATCTGGCTCATTTGGGTTGCTCCTTGTTGACCATCTCAAGAACATCTCGCAGCGCCGCAGCCCGACCTTGCGTCGAGGGCATTGTCGCGAGATCACTGGACACTAGTGACTCTTTCAGGTGTTCGTAATCGGCTTGCATGAACTTCACAAACAGTTGGAAATCATAGTTCGACCTCAGACGATGTAAACCGTCGTACAGACGTTGGTCAGGTTTCGGCTTCATTCATCACCCTTGCGGCGGAGGCGGGGGGCCACCCTGCGGCGGGCCGCCACCGGGACCGGGAGCTGGGCCGGGCGGAACGACCGGGGTATTGCCGCCACCTGCAGCCGGGGTAACGCCGCCGGGCGGGCCGGCAGGCTGCTGCCCAGCACCCGCCATCTGCGTCATGGTCTGCTGGATCATCATCTGGCTGATCTGGTCGGCCTGCTGCTGGCTCAGCGCCATCGAATCAGCGGTAGGCATACCGAGATCCCGCGCCACTTCCTTCAGGATGTTGAACCGTCCTTCAACGCCAACCAGCTGCTGGTCGATCGGGTTGTTGGTGATCTGCAAGAACTCCAGCCGGCGCATGCGCAGGGTTTCGCGCTGCATCAGCTCGACCGCGCCGCGTGCGATCACGGAGATGTCGCCCTCCATCACCACGTCTGGGCGCGTGAGCGCAAGGTACACGTTCAGATCCTCGACAACTTGCTCGATCACGTTCTGGTCGATCGACGACACCGTTTGCTTGATGGTGCGGTTCGACGCTTCCATGAGCATCGACAGGCCAGAAGCCGTGCGCCCGGCACCACCAGCACCCATGCCGGATCCCTGCATGTAGCGCGGGATCGTCGAGATCTCGTCGGCCATGGTCAGCATCTGGTTGTAGACGGTCAGCAGCTCCTGCACGTTGGCTGTCGGCTGGAAGAACTTCATCGGCTCTTCAGTGCTGCCTGCCGTCATGCGATCGGTAAAGCGGAAGATCTTCCACGGCCACAACTTGTCAGCGTTGGGGTCGTTCTCCGCGAGGCGATCCTCGTTCATCCATCCCATGGGGCCGGACGCGATCGCGAGGTTGTTGACCATCGCGCGCAACGCCGCATTGCCCACGCTCTGTATGTCGTCGATCAGGTCGGGGATCGCATTGCCATAGCAGCTACCCGGCACGCGCTCGAACGAGTCGCCATAGAACGGCAGGCGTCCAGTCGGGTGCGGGTTCATGGTCACGCCGATCACTTCGCCGCCGATCAGGTAGGCGAAGACGTTGATGTCCTTGCCTTCGTCGGGGACTTTGCCCTCGTCCACGCCCCAGTCGCGCAGCATCTTGCCGCTCACGGATCCATAGAACGACAGCATCGGCATCGGCCGCTCGTTGCCTTCACCACCGTAGATCGGCGCGATCTGCGACTCGCGCTGCTCCAGCACCGCGCGCTCCGTCTCGTTGTAGTCGTACCACTCCGCGCTCTTGTGGTTCCAGTTCGCCAGCACGCGGTCGATCACCTCCGTGCTGTAGTTGGGCAGGCCGCGCAGCGATTGCACAGCGCTGCGGCTCACGCGCTCGCGATGGACTATGTACCCGTCCTGCATGCCTTGCGACCACGGAGCAAAGTACACATCAAATGGGCTGCAGCGCTCCCACACTGGCACCGGTTTCATCTCGGTTGATGGAATGCCTTTCTTCCACACCAGCACGTTCTTCATCCGCACAACCGGACCTTTGATCACGCCGAACGGGAAGGTGGCGATGTCGCCAAGGAACGCCCAGAGGGCTTCGTAGAAATTGCCTTCCCACAGCACGTCGTCGATGACGGCAGTGCGCGTCTGCAGCGCGGTGTCGGCGGCTTTCTTGCGCATCTGCAGCAGCTCGTCCTTCAACTCCGCAGCGCGGTTCTTCAGCGCAGCAATCTCCGGAGTGGTGCCGGCGGCCATCAGCTCGGCCGCTTCTGCCTGCAACACAGCCTTAACGGCTTCCTGCAGGGACGTGCCGGCCAGATCTGGTTCAGGGGTTGGGCTGAGCGCCCATGGCCGCTCGGTAGCGGTGTAGATCTCACGGAGGAGGGCAGCGCAGGCCCTGACTTTGCTGGCGGTGATCCGCGCGTAAACCTCGCTGCCACCGAATTGTCGAATGTCCCTGAGTGTTGCTGAGTCGTATTCCCCGCGCAGCGCTCGCATTGCTGCCATCATTCGGTCGTCGACGAGGAGGTTGCGGCGGTTGTCAGCGGCTCCCCGGTAGCAGCTCTGGATGTACCCGGCTAGGCCGGTCAGCACCAGCTGCAGGTTGCCGGCAG